GTTTGATATATATTTTTTTTTTAAAGAATTGGTTTTTGGTAAAGGTTGATATGATTTGTGTGCGATGATTGGATGTGTGTGTTTGTTTTAGCTGTTTTTTATAGTATTTTTCTTATTATATTTTGTTCTATTCCACATCTTTGTTACCTTTTCCCATCCGCCGGTACTGACTAAATATACGATAAAGGCTGCAACAAACGATGCGAATACATAATACCAAGCAATCACAATCTTAAAATACTGGCAGGCTATCACTACTGATATCGGACATATAATCATCGATACTGCAAGTGCCACGACATTCGTCTGAATTTTCTTTAATCCCGGCATTTCTTTAATCGCCTGTGTGATGATACTGACCAGAAAAGCCAGCACGCCGATTGCCATTAGTGCGTAAGTTGCATACTGTAAAAATACTTCCATGTTCATATTTTTAATCCTCCTTAATAGGCAGGGAATTCACCCTGTTATACAATTCCGTACCCGTACCGTTGCCGCCAAGATCATGATAGCTGTCATACAGGTACTCTACATTTTTCATAGATTCCACGTCTATCCATCCTTGATGGATATAAAAACGACAGACCTGATACAGCCTGTCGTGCAGAATCGCAAGAATTCCTTCTTTCATTTTTCCCTGCTCTTTCAATTTTAAATTGAGTTTTCTGTACCCGGCGCCAAGCAATGCTAGAACGCCGGAAAAGAAAAACTCTAGCCAATATTTTACAATAAACTCCAGCATCTGTCTCTCCTACTCTCCGATAAGACCGTCCACAATTTCGCCCACAACTGTTTTGAGGTTGAAAAGCCGCGGTACCTGATCCTTTGTATAAGCCCCTGCAAGTACCAGGCTTACCCATGTCTTAACCAACATACTATTTTTTGTGAATACCATAATTACGCTCCTTCCTCTGCATCTAAGATGCCGTATACTACTGTCTGCAAGTTACTAAGCTTCGGAACCTCCTCGCGGTTATATGTCCCATTTTCAACAAGGTTCACCCACGTTTTTACGATGATGCTGTTCCCGTTAAACATTGTCGTCACCTCCCATTCCACCTGTGAGCGCGGCGATCACCATTGTAAGCTCTGCCACTGCCATCTGCATGTCTGACTGTGTCCGCATTACTGCAGCTTCCGCAGCGTCCATCCTCTCCGCCGGCGTTTCTCCTTCCTTGTACAGAAACGGCTCCAGAATCCCAGCATTATACACGGTTATTCCTTCAAACTGCGTGTAATTCTCGTATACAGCGAGTGTCTGGCCACGCTCTTCTACTGTGATTTTCTTTGTTTTCACAGCATCTGAGAACATTGCCCTGAGCCGTTCCTGTGTAGCCGAGATCGACTTAATACGAAGAGCCCCGGATGAATCCACATTAGCGGACTGTATCTGTAACTCTGTGCCGTCATTGAATATAATCTTCAAATTTTCTCCTTTCTGTGCGATGTCGCGCACTATAATAAGAGCCGTTCGGCTCTGGTCAATAAAGTTCCTTTTCGTTTACTAAATAGAAATTTTAAAGAATCCGTGTATGCGGATGGCTACATTGTTGTTGATATAGGTGCGTTGCCAAACAACTCAACAAAATCAGTTCCTGCAAATATTCCGTCTGCGGCATCTGAATACTGGATATCAAATGCCTGGTGCAAAAGCAGGGCAACAGGGCAAGTCAGCCCTATGCCATACATAGATGCAAGTACGTGGAGTAATGCAATCGGAATTACTATATCAGCCAGTAAAAATATTGTCGTGACCACAAAAGCAGACTGGTCAGCGTATTCTGGCAAGGCTGTAATAGCCTATAAACTATCGATTAATTAGGGGACTGAAAATATTACATAATTTATCCTGTAAGGATTGTTGACCGCACCCACAAACTGTACAACGACGTTGTTGTTTTGGATTATTACTTTTTCAATTTTTGCGGGATTAGCATTATAATCACCGTTAATCACATGGGCTACATAATTACGGCCCTCGGGTAGGTCACCCTTAAGTGTATATAACCCGTCCGGGGTGGTAATTATTTTTGAGCCACACTCAAGCACTTGCAAGCCCGACAGATTATTTTTAGTGGCTTCCAAATTTCTATTTAGTTCATCAAGCTGTTCTTTTAGACTCGGTATTGATGGGATTACCGGAAGCAACATATCTATACCTACGATATTAAGTCCCTCGAGTTTCACCCTCGCCACAGCGACCTGTCTTAGATACTCTCCTTCATACAGTGATCCTTCTGTCAATGTCGGATCTACCGCATCCCCTGTTGCAGGCGTTCCCTTTACGACTTGTGGCTCAAATGTGTCAATCGTATGTTCTCCTGTGTTTCTGAAACTGCCGATAATCAGATCGTTCCGATTATGCCCAGTCTCCCCATTGTCGATTATGAGATCCACATAGTCAGCATACTTTATGCGGCCGATATGCCCTCCAACACACAATGCGCCATCAGACATCCTCACAAGATTGTTGGACTGTATGGACAGTTCAAGTTTTGATCCGATATCGAGTATGCCATCTTCTCCGAACATACTTTGAAAGATGGCCGCATCATCTTCGGCATATATGTGCGGATTCGCTGATGGTCCCTTATTTACAGTAATCGGGTTAAAAGCCATTATTGGTCATCTCCTTTCGTTTCATAGCTTATTTTTACAACACCATTTTCCAGATTTATAATCTTCCGGATAATCGGCTTTTGTACATAAATCCCGGTTATTTCTTCCCGGCCTCCAACGATATCTCCAAGATTGACGTCATAGTCCTCTATGGTGACCTCAAATTCCTGTTTGCCACGAAGCTCCTGCAGCCGTTTGGTTCCACCTTCCAAGAGTTCTTCAGCATCGGCTGAATTTGCTGTATACAGCGCCTCACGTTCTGCAAGCCCTGTATAAAACTTATTCTCACCGATAGAGCCATCCTCCTGGATATATAGATCAAGCCTGGTTCTTTCATTGTTCTGACCTTCTCCGGCACATACAAGATGATTGACTCCGGACCGGTCATCCTTAATGCGGAAGTTGATATTTCCATCGCGTGAATACTCCAGTTCTTCCGACCAGTCTGTTATCGGTATAGCTCTGAGCCCTACGTATCCGACGTCTGTGTTGTTTGGCTCAATGTATTTAATCTCAAGCCCCTGCCCATTCGCTGACAGAAATCCCATGATTGCATCATATAGAGTCACAAACCTCGGGACTTCATACCCCGAAAGAGTAATTCTGCTATCCTCTGCAGAAGCCTTGTACAATCCGTCAAATTTGCCGGATATAAGCTGACCGATAACTGTATTTAACTCCCCGTTCAAGACTACGTGTTCCATATCCGTAGGAGGCGCAACAACTTTCTGCGTCAGTAATCCTCTCCACGTATATCCGGACAGCGTGACATTATTATTCGCTGTAGACGGTTCCAAACTCTCGATCAGTCCGCCGTATTCTGTATCAGGAATAAAAAAACGGTTTCCATACCCATATTTCTCGGATGTATAGTCCCTGATGTCCAGTTTAAAAGAAAACTGGTTTGCATCTCCTATGTCAATATCCATTTCACTCACTGCGTCAATAGGGCCTTTCTCAATTCCGTTTTTGTCCGCCACGATAAATTCATCTTTATGATATGGCTTTCTGAGATCATCCAGACTTCTTACCACGCTGCCTCCGACCTCCTCTCAAATAATGTAAGGTCAAACGGGAAAGCCCCAGACCATCGGATATCATTCCGGCCAGGTGCTATCGGGGTAAAAATAGAAGGTTGCTTTTGTCTATAATGAAATTCATCATCCCTCTGCCCGTTATTCCGTATCTTGATCACCGTTCCCTGTAAAGAATTAACTTCCAGCCTTTCTCCCTGCAAGAGGTTGGTATACACCAGATAGGGATTTCCGCCTATATAGACAATAGGATTTAAAACAGGTCCATAAATGGTCAGCAAAAAATCGCTGTCATAGAAGCCGGGATTGATGATTCCCGTATTGGTCAAATCTCCACCGTATAGATACGGGTACAGGTAGGGATACATTTTCCCGTCCTGCTGCACATTATCACCGGAAACTGCATCAAAATGAAACATGGTATCCTTAAACCATACCGGGGTTTTCGCCAAAACTTTCAATGTGTTAAACATGAACGGAAGCCCCATCTTCCAATCGCTCTTTGTTGATCCGATGACCATGCAGTTCATGTAATATCCCGTATCCGAATACAGACGGCCTTCCTGCTCATCCAGTACGTCCACCTCGAAGACTTCCATCAGGTAGTTGACAGCAGCCTTCCATTCATCCTTACGCTCTTCCCTTGGAAGCGTAAAATCACAGAGCACCGCAACCTGTACACTAAACTCTTTGATAGCCTTACGGAAATTCGACACCCGATTTCGTACGCCTTCAGAGTTATCATAAGCATATGTCCAGTCCAGGATGTCCCCGGACTGGAATCGGTAAGGATATTCAGACAGATCAACTCTATCTCCTGCATGATTAATATAGTAGAACTCCATCTGATTACCCCCTTACAAATCCAAGTGACTCTATATATCGCATCACTTCCTTATCCCTGGCAGTAAACTTCATGCCAGATATACCGCGCTCAACACCATCTGCGATCTGTGCACCCTGCTCACCTACAGCCGCTACAATGTACTGTCCGAGCGCCGTGGCGTCCAGAGGTTCAACTGTAGCGTTATTCCGGGCCGCCTCCTTCGCATACTTCACAGAAATATCGTGCGGGATCACCTGGGCACCATTCGGGAGATATGTAAGCTCTCCCCGGCCGCCCTCATTCATGACCGCAAACCCGCCTTGCCAATTATTTGTGCCATGTGCCAGATACGGGATAGACCCGATGCTGACGCCCGGGATCATATTAATTACGCCGATAGCAGCATTAATCCCGCTGATTACGCCATTAACAAAACCTTTCACTTGGCTTACAAGCGTTTGTACTGCACTGGCGACTCCGGAGAAAACACCGGAAACAAATCCAGTCAGACCGCTCCAAGCGGATCGAATAGCATTAAACACTCCGGTAATAAAACTCCTAACATTTCCCATCACGGATGAAACAATAGAGTAAATACTATTGAACACACTGCTAAATGTAGCAGATAATGTCGCAACAATCGTACCTATGGTATTAATCGCTGTCGATATGAAGCTTGCGATACTTGAAAATACTCCCGATACAATACTGTATACTGTTGAAAATACATCAGACGCCACAGAAACTACCATCCCAACCACACTAATAATTGTCGCTATAATATTGGCTATAAATGTCACGATTGGACTGATAATAGCCATCACCGTGGTAATTACTAATCCTACAAACGATATAATCGGCGAAATCGCAGAAATAATTGACGAAATAACCGAAATCACAACGGAAAGGATATTCGTTACTACAGGTGCTACCGCTTGTATCACGCTCATAACGACATTTAGAATAGCCACAAGCGATGGCATAATGGCTGTAATCACATTTGATAGCACAGTAATGATATTAGTGATTACAGGGAGCAATGTGCTTACAAGCTGCGCAATAATGGGCGCGAGTGCTGCAAAAATCTGGCCTAATACCGATGCTATCTGCACCAGAAACGGTGAAAGCTGATTAATTAGACCAACAATTACCGGAAGTACAGTCGCTGCAATCTGAGCCACGCTCCCAAATACCTGTGAAATAACAGGCAATAGGTTGGCTACCGCGCTTTGCAAGGCGGGCATAACTGCCGATGCCACACCGCCAATCGTACTCCCCAGTGTCGCAAACACTGGAATTAGACTACTTCCTATGATAGACACAAGATCTACAATTTGAGGACCGAAATTCTGGAAAAGCATTAAAATGGTTTTAAACGCAGGTGATATTATACCTAATATCGCAAGAAAAGCGGAACTAAAACCTGACGCAGACGAAAGCCCACTTGTAAATCCACTTATCAGCCCATCAAAAAATCCAGAAAAGGCATCTCTCAGTGTACTCGCCACAACCTTTACTGTTTCAAAGGCACTTTCGAACGCAGGGGTAAAGGTCTGGACTTGCGCTACGATACCATCAAATATTCCTCCGAAGTCTATTCCGGAAATGATACTCTGCACCGCCTGTATCTTTGCACTAACTGCGTCCCACACTGCAAGGGCTGTATTCCGAAAAGCCTCATTTGTCTGCATCAGATATGCAAATCCTGCCGCAAGACCTGCAATGGCCGACACTACTAATCCTACCGGCGATACAAGAGCCCCTATTACTGTAGATACCGCTCCAAACCCGGATACAAGCGTCCCTACTATCTTCAAGGCAGGCCCTATTCCGACAAGAAAAGCCGCCCCTATACCGGCAGCCATAGTTATTACATTCTGAACAGATGCGGGCAGAGCATCAAATCTGGCTTTTATGTTCTGTATTGCCTGGATACCAGAAGAAAAAGCGGATCCGAACTTTACGCCAAGTTCTGCTGCCTTTTCTTCTATGGTTCCAAGTCGATCATTAAGATCTGCCATAAGAGGTTTCAGCTGTGAAAAAAATCCTCCACCTTTCCCGCCAGCGTCAAGAAAATTGGCACCGATACGGGCAATGGAAGCACCGATATTTGAAATCGCTGCTGTGAATGAGGTTTCCCCCATAATCTGTGCGGCGCCGCCTATATTCTTTTCAATGGCACTGTACAGCATCTGTGATGAAATCTGTCCGTCTGATGCAAGCTGTTTCACTTCAGATGACGCTACACCTGCTTCTTCTGCCAGCCATTGATACACCGGAAGTCCACGGTCAGCCAGCTGCTCCAGATCCTCTGTATATACTGTCTGGCCGGTCTGTACTTTATTGATAATCGACCCCATTTCTGACATAGACGATCCTGCTATTGCAGCAGCATCGGCTGTCATACTCAGATACTTTGTCAGTTCCTGTCCGGGCTTAATGCCCGCGGCCACAGCATTCGCCGCTGTAGTCGCCGCCTCATCCAAGCCAAAAGACGTCCCACGTACAGAAGTAAGGGCAGAGTCCATAATGGTCTCTATTGTCTGCGCATCGTGCCCAAGACCTTGAAGCTTAGCTCTGGCTTCATCTATTCCGACTAATCTGCTAAAACCTTTTCCAATCGTAATACCGGCAAGGGCAGTTCCGGCAACCAGAGCAGGCTTCGTTATTTTACTCGTAAGGCTGTCACCTACGGATGATATCTTCTTCCCTATGCTGTCAAATTTCTTTGAAAAACTATCTACGGTTTTCTGAGCTGTAGAGAAAGCTTTTTCAAACCCGCTGCTGTCCCCTGTAATCTTCGCACTTAAAGTATAATCAGCCACTCTGCCCACCTCCCTTCCTTTTTGGAACAGGCAGTCCATTCGCCTGATAGATCTGTGCTACCCATGACTTTCCTTCTTTCTCTTCCACTTCATTAATGACGTTAAGATTGTCATGGATAACTTCCATATCTGCCTTACGGATCTGCCTTTTACGCCACAGTTTAAGAGCTCGCTTATTCTTTTTCCGGTTTACATTGTAAGTCGCAGTAAACACCGCGTTATAAATGTGGTAAGAATCAGCAACTGTCTTTTCTTCCCATGCCTTATATATGAAAGCTTTTTCCCGTATTGTCAGTGCCTCATAGTCAGCCTTGGAATATCCAAAATTAACCGCAAAAAAAGCGAAGTCTATCTCTTTTCGATAAGGCCTCGCTATGCGGTCATACTCCGGATCCGGATCATTCTGGAAATATTCGTATTCAATTAAGCGCCTTGGAAGAAAAAAGGGCAGTCACGTTCAAGAGCTTCCAGGACAGCGCCATTCACTGCCATATAGCCCTCGTTTTCAATCAAGGCTTCTGCCATCTCCATTCCATTCTTTGGAGCGACAAATGTATCTGATCCCTCTTCTTTTGCGCCATAGGCAAAGTATGTCTTTAATGCCGTGATACTAAGCATTGCACGGTGTGCATTCAGATCTGCCATCATTGGCATACCGATAGCATTCTCGATCATCTCCACACGCTTCAGATTGTATTTCAATACATAGGTTTTTCCGTTAATCTCAAACATCTATAGACTCCTCCTTATGCCCCGGCCTTTGCTGTAACTGTCGCCACGCCAGCCTTCAGGGCTTTGCCATCAGTGCCTGTCTCAATCACCATGATCTGGTTTCCTGTTGTGGCCGTAATAGCCGCACTTCCGTCCCATGATGTCTGAGAGATCACTTCTCCATATGCTGGATATGAAAGCGGTGCTGCTCCGGTCTTATAGAAATATTTATTTGATCCTTCTTTAGCAGGATTCACGTAGACATTTGTCTGTCCAGTGGATGCGCCCTCAACCGACACTACGGTCAGGGTCCCTAATGCCGCACTTCCGTCAGGCATAGTATCTGGTGCAACTGGGTTCAGAAGCAAGTCCACCAATTTTCCCATGCCTTCAAACGTCAGGCTGTATGTGACAGCATCATCATATGGAGCCTCCAGGGGATAATCCGTGATAACCGCCAGGCCACCAAACATTCCCTGTTTCGTCTTTCCGTTTACGACTTTCAGGCAAACCGGATCACTGTTCTCGAATGCCTGTGACAGAATTCGATGACTCTCGTCATTTGGAACATAGAGTCCATCATTATCAATGCTCCACTCCTTCATTCCTGCAATCTTGGACTTCCATCCTCCCTCTGTATCCTTTGATGTAATCTCAATACTGTCTGCTGACCGGTTAATCGTTAAGCCCTGCTGTCCACTGATTGCCAGCAACGTATCTCCAGTAGTATTGAATACTGCAAGCAGAATATCTTTCCCCGCCAAGGCTTTAGCAGCGGTACTCGAAAAATCACAATAAGCGTTGCTGTCATTTGCGAACAGCTGCAGCAGCTTAAATTCTCTGTTTTTCATGCTCTGTCTCCTTTCAAATTTTGCACTTAAATCCGTAGCAAACCATAAATGTATATGACACTATGGCATGTTTTTCTTTTGTTTCATCAGTCTTTATTGTTTGCACCCCGCCATCCGTCTGCATAATTAACTCAAACGGTTCCGGAAGCTCGATATCTTCTGTCATAGCCTCCTGCAGATCCTCTATCAACTTATGGATCTGCACTGACGACTCTCCCGGTTCAGCTATGCAATGGATATAAACCGTGATATTATCCCGATACATCGTCTTGGAATTTGCCGGAGCGATCCTGACAACTTCGGCAAAATAAAACGGGCTTTCCGTGTTCTTTTCCACATGGTCGTAACACGAAAGGCCCGTTTTTCCTACTTTTTTCTGGACTGCTGCGATCAAATCCGTTAATCCCAGCTTTTGATATGCCATATTCTACCCCTTTCTGATTGCATCCATAAGATCCTGGTAATAAATCAATCGCTGTGTATCTGCATTAGCCTGCAGGAAATGCTGACCCGGTACCCAGCCCCCATCTACCGTACGATGTCCATACTCTACATGGGGTGCATACTCTGCTATATATCCCATTTCATCGCCAAATGTACTGGATGAGTTCCGAAGTTTTCCCGTATCTACCGGAGTTCCTCCATTTCTAGCGGTATTTAACATCTGTGTGACATTCTTTTTAATTACAGCATTAAACCGAATCTCATTCATAGATCTTAACTTATTCGCCAGGCGGCTAACTTCCCCGTCATTTAAATGGATCGTAAATTCCGCCATCCATTATCACTCCTTATATACCTTAACCTGTATCACTGTGTATCGTGGTGACAGGTCTATGATCTGAGTAATCTCCTGGGAATGTCCATCAATTACTGCTCTTTCACACTTCTTTGGAAAACAAGGATAAGGGACCGGAATAGCGAACCGCTGCTCATTTCGGGTTGTATCACGACCTTCCAACGCAATCTGCTCATCTGTCCAAGGCGTCTCCCTGACTCTGGTACGTTTCACGTCAACCCAGTCATAGATTGGGTTTTTAAGCGCATCCTCGCCTGTCTTTCTTTTTTTCTGCAAAATACATGGTTTCCAGATCACAGAAAGCTCACCACCTTGCCTGACCCGCCGGCTCCATTGGCCTGCTGCTCACGATACCGTACAATTTCGTCCGTATACTCATCCAGGATATCTTCAACGAAGGACGTGGATATGTTCGCCACGCCCTCTGAAGATATGCCTTCGTAATATGTCCGACGGTACATTTTAACCACGGCATCCACACATATAGACTCAAAAGGCTTCGGAAGTTCCTCTGTGCCAAGGCGGAGACAGAGTCTGTCTGATATCGTCTGGATATATTCCTGAAAAAGATCATCATCCTCGATGCTATCCGGGATCCTGGCACGTACTCTTTCGATCAGTTTCATAGATTCTGCCTCCCTTACGCATTAATTCCCTTCCTTTACTACCGCAACAGCATCACCGGATCCAATAGCCTTATAATTCTGATCCGCTTCAACAATTGTGATATGGTTACCATTTGTGGCAGTAAGCGGCGATACGCCATCCCATCTGGACCATGCCTTAACATCCATTCCATAGGTTACCTCTGTAGCGCTTTCGGCCTCTTTGTATTTATAGACATTGTTCATAGACACAAGGGCTGGATCTACAGTAATATTTGTGGTTCCGGCATCATCGCCAGCTACAGATTTTACAGTAAGCGTTTTCAGCGTCTGTGTATCTCTATCGCCCACCGCAATATTCGCAACGGCATCCAGATATTCAACCATCATCCGAACGCCCATGATAGCGAACATATCTGAGATAGCTCTTTCGTAATTTCCCTCGGTATGGAACCCGATAAACCCAGTCTCAGAGTCTACCGTGTAGGACAGGCCAGCCCTCATGAATTCGGAATCCGCCGGATCCACGTAGTAGGCAATCAGATTGTTAAGCGGTGTAGCGCATACAGTATTTTCCGGGATTTTGGAAGTAACAAACATAACATCTGCTCCCAGGAAGTTCTGCAGATATGTCTGTCCGAACGCTGTCTGCATTGTAACCTGAGCTCCACCAAGATACTTAAACAGGTCGAGCGTATTCACCCATACTGCTATACCTGTCGCTGTCCTTCCCATTTCCTCAAATCTGGCCTTTACTCTTCCTATGGCCATTGACACCGCCATCTGTAATGTGCTCTCATGGCTTACAAGAGAGCCGCTTTTCAGTGTATCATACAGTTTATCAGTGATCACATTACGCAGATCCGCCCGGAACTCCTGATCCGTCTGATCCACTGCAGCGTCATACCCTTTACTGGCGATTGCCTCAAGAGATACGCCTTTACGGTACTTATTAATATTGATTGTACCTACGGTTTCCTCTGTCACTTCATACTGTGACAGAGGAATCTCTTCGCCCTCTGCGACTTCTCCGGACTTTAAAGTACCGGATGCTTTCCGGACTTTTAATTCAGATCCGTTCTCTTTCTTGATCATTCTGATAATACCAAGAATATCCAGTAAGGCCTGCATATCCCTAGCGAAGGAAGTAACGAAATCCACCTCCCTCGCCCTTACCATGATCTGGTCCTGTCCAGTCATATTGTCCGGCGCAGCAAATACCTGCAGCCCTAATCTTCTTACATCATGCATCTTTTCATCTCTCCTTTTTTATTTCTGGAATAATTCCATGTTTTCTGCTATCAGCTTCTGCCGCTCAATAGGATCCTTGACAGACATAATCTGATCTTTTGTCAAGTTACTTTTCCCTCCGGTTCCTTTCTTCGGCGGCTCGCCTTTATACTTTGTCTTAATTGCATCCTGCACGGCATCCTTGAAAAACTTAGTAAATGCCTGGACTGCCTGCTTCGTATCCTCTGCATCCGTGCTGACTAAACGAGCAAGCAGTTCATCCGGAACGTTGATTTCATCCTCGGCCAGCATCTTCCTAGCTGTCTTGGACATCTCTGCCAAGGTATCTTTTTCCTTAAAGGCATTCAGTTCCTTTTCCATCTGAGACATCCGGTAAGCTGCTTTTTCTTCATTTGTCATTTTCGCCAGTTTTTCAGCCTCAGACAGTTTATCATCATGGATATCTTTCCACTTCTTCTGTGCATTCGATACCGCTGTATCAATGGCTTTCTGTACCCTGCGGTCAAACTCTGCCTGATTGCCTTCCTGTTTCAAGAAATCATCAAAAGAGACGGGCTCATCGCCGCTTCCTCCTTCGCCTCCTGAACCTGCTCCGTTTTTTCCATCAGTGCCGCCGCCATCTCCGGGACCTCCAGTTCCAGCGCCTCCACCCTCTGCAAATAACTGCAGGTTTTTCATTGCTTCAAACACTTTGTTTTTCATTGTATTTTCCTTTCTGCCCCAGCCCATTCATTTAAGCCCAGGCCATTGCTTCAAGTCATAGTTTTACGTCATTTCGGACACAATAGTTACTCAATCCGGACATGTTCCGGGAACTCATCGGCTATTATACAGATGCCAACGAAAAAGGAATCCACCAGAGTCTGTGCCTTCTCTGATAGATTCCCATACTTTATATCAGCCCTTCCGGGAGATATCTCATATTCAAGTTTGTCTTCGGTCAGGTCACCGACCGACTTAATTAGTGTCTGTACCAGAGACGTAACACCGGCGCAGACAATATCTTTCCCTGCCCTTGCAAATCCTGCATGGCCTGATACAGTAATTCCGTCCTTACGAACGCTGACTGCAATCAATCACACCACTCCTTTACCGCCCCGGTCATTCCCCGCCGGAGGGAGATTTGTTGGATCACTCTCCTTTCAGCCAATTCGCCACCTTATTCACATCAATCGCCCCTGTGCGGTTCATATGTACCGTTTCTCCATCCAAAAGAACTATCGTAGGTAGTTTGTCCACATGATACTTCTCTGCCGTAAATGGGTATGCCTGCGCATTTACGCGCTGGATCTTTTCTTTCCCAACAATCCGCTCCAACGGTTCCATGAACTGTTTTTCATAAAACCGGCATGGTGGGCACCAGGGAGCGTGAAAAAAGAGCAATTTTCTCATGAGCCACCTCCTAACATCCTAAAAATGGGCATAAGAAAACCACCGGTCATTATTTCTGACAGGTGGTATTTAAAGTTAAAATCACTATTATTACAAAAACAGAAAGATATTTGGTGGGTGTGCCCCTTCCCACATTTCTTTTGACCCAAAGGGTGTGTAGCAGCACAATCTCTACTTCAAATATCTCTCTGCTTATTGTATCCATATTATAACGCCTTTATTCCTTTTTGTAAAGTACGCTATCTTTCTTAATTAAAACGCTATTCTTTTCGATCATTTTTTTCAAATTACGTTCCCTGATTCTATAAAACGTCATTACAGAATTTTTTAATCCTTCTTCATCTGTTTCAAGAGCAACTCTCACAACAACATTCAAATTCGTATCAGGTAGTTTTCTTATCATAAAAACAGTGCCGTTATTCTTTCCGTCTCTAATGATAAGTTCTGGATCATTAACCGTTTCTGCTCCATATTTCTGGAATAATGCATAGTCTTCTGGATGTCTTGCTTTTATATGACGCACTCTTTCATCTGTTACAACTATCTCATCTGTCTGGATTTTGCCAAATTCCTTCTCTATAACCTCTTTCTTTATTTTCCCTAAAGAACGTATCTTGTTCAACGCTATATCCTCTTTCGTATTCGATGAGTTTATTATATCAGGATTCATCCTATTTGCAACCTTCTCTGCCTGTCCGTTCCCATGCCGTCTTTCGTAATCGTCCATCCAGGCATCCCAGTTATCTACTTCAATCGTGAACGTACAGCGGCACCACGGGTGGAGGGGTGGAAAGTTGACTCCCGGCTGCCGATCAGCAATATCAAATACCTCTTCGGACACTCCCCTACATATATCACACACATCGGCATCTCCTACCGTAGAAAGCCGATACTTTTGGAAGTCATCTATAAACGGCTGCATCGTTGCCTCAGCCATCACATAGGTTCCTTCTGTATAAATCAGCCTGTAGGCATCATTCAGGGATACATCGCCGAACCGTTTCCGAAGCCTCGTGACAAGGCGGTCATAGCTGTCTCCGCGGGCTATCCCCTGTGCTATATCTGTATTGAGATAATATGCCAGCTTTCTGGTATTCCCCCAGATCCTCTCAGAGAAATTCTCCCCATTGGACCATGCCACATTCACAAACAGTTTTGTAACGTCCGGGCTGTTGGAATAGAAGTCCTTTCCAAATCCCAACATCTCGGCCGCCGCATTGACACCTCGCATTGCCTGGCGGCTCAGATGAGCTGTAATCTGCTCAATCTCTACTGCGCCAATCTCAAGTTGCTGCATTCGAATGGTGTACTGAAGTCCTTCCAAGCGGTTCAATTTATAGATGGATTCACGAACAGGAAGAAGATCTGCATATTCTGGATACAATTGTGCAAAATCCTGCATTCTTTCTATCAGTTTCTTTTTATCTTCCTCAGGAAGGTTTTGCATCAAATTTCTGTATTCAATAACTTTATCTTCCCCATACATAGAATAATATGCGGCAATTTCTTTCTCCAGCCTACGGTATTCCATATCAAGATAGAATGAGAGCCGTTTCTTCAACTTTTCCTCGTCCTTTTCCATCTGGCTATTCAGTTGCTGCTGTCTCTTCTCCCAATAAGTCATCAGCAGTCACTCCTTGCAAGCCATGTATGCCTTGTTGCAACCCACATACTCCGCTTATCATATCCGGGCATACTAAGAAACTTTACAAATTCATATCTCCGGCTTGTACGTCCTCCATAGACATCCGGGATATTTTCAATGTGCATTTTCAAATCATCCATAAAATCGCAAAGTGCCTGGACAATTTTCTTCCCGGCATCAATAAGAATTTCTAACGCCTGCCTAATATTGCGAGCCACCCTTATCATGTTGGGATTGATTCCTCTCTTTATACAGCGTTTATACTCTATAACCGACACGCCGTACTTGTTACGGATACTTTTCCCTTGCTCTTCCGTAAAAACAATATACATCCTTTCACCTCCTACAAATCGCCATTTAAAATCGATCTTGCTTCTTCTTTACTTATACCAATCGCAGTTGCTATCAGATTGACTGCTTGTCCCTCTGTTAATTCTCCAGCAGTGAATTGGGACATAATAGCAATAAGGCTCTGCGTTTGAGCTCCATTAAGAATTTTTCCCTGTACCTCTGTTATTGCCCCCCCCCAAATCAGAAACATCTGTTTTGAGGTTCATCGATGTCCTGTTTGTCGGGTAATCCGTCTGATACCCTTCGATGTCCTGCTCCTCTTCTATTCTCTGCAGTTCCTCGTTCACATTGTCCACCACGGACAGAACCTTGAGCTGCGTCTCACGGCTGGTAATTCCTGACAGATTCCCTGCTATCTGACTTTCATCCAGCAGGTTTGCCGGGAAGTTCGGTGTGAACTGATAATGAAGCTTAACCCAATCGTCTTTTTTCATCCCAGACCGTGGGTGGCTGAAGATCAGCTTATAACGCCGATTCATCCCGGAAGTGAACTTCCGCTCCTTCGTCTTTGCCAGATTGCTCATAGCCTGAAGTTTGTACTTCAATGCAATTCCGGAAGATGTGCCGAAGTTCTCATCAGAGATATTTGCCACCATGCTGATCTGGAAGATGAGATTCTCCAGACGATCTATGAGATTCTCCTGGGTGGTATCCCCGTTAGGCTTCTGAAGGAAATCTACTTCCAGATCACCATTGTTGTAATTCCCAGGAAAATTAATGATCCGATTATCCCGAATATGCTTCAAAGCATTATCATCCAATAGCGCTCCAAGGATTTTCATATATGCATCCGCAAAATAATCCACATCGTTGGCCTTCTCGGATATAGCCTTATTGTATGCGTTAATCATTGTAAGAACAGGCTCAAATATTCCAAGTTCCTCTTTGTTCTCCCGATACTCTGTAGCCGGAACACCGTCAAAACCATGTTCTTTTTTGTCGGCACCAAATATAAGCTTCCCTTTAACCGTAAAATACCGCACATATGTATCATCCGACACACTTCCATGCAGTACGTTGTCTGAATCCTTATATGTGCGCACAAAATATCTGGGTCTCTCAAGTACAGAGTCGTCATAAATCATGAAGGCCTCCATCGGAGAGACGTATGTGATGCAGATATTAGACTCCTCGTCCGTATAGTACATCTCATATCCCTTTCCGAAGATATCACACAGTTTTGACAATTCCGCGTTGTTGTCATCCTGGTCATTGTATTGATCCAGCATTTCAACATATTCGTTGACCTTCTCGTCGTCACTTGTGATCTTTATCGGAATACCAATGAAAAAACCATTCATCGTGTCTACAATATACTTGGCAAAATTTACTGCGATACGGTTATCCGGCTTCCACTTCGGTTTAGGCTCTTGGCAGAATATGGGGTAGTCCGTCATATATGCATCCTGGAGCCTGCGGTACCTGTAAACCACTTCTTTTGTATGCTTTACTAGAAACTCTGTCAGCTTCTTTTCATCTAATTCTTCGTCTTTCGGTAGTCGGAACAATCTATATCCCTCCCTTCACCGGATTGTAATAAACCCCGGTATCTATCTTCCGGAGCAGGCTTGCAGCGCTGTCCGGGCTGTCATCGTGATCTGCAAGTTCAGAATAGTCCAGTATCTCATTGATATACTCGGGGTCCGTGTCTTCCAGCCAGATAATATTTTTCCAACACCTTCTTAGGAACGTAGATATCTTGATGTATTTATTCATGGTCTCACTGTATGTATCCACAATGAAGCCCATCTCAGCCAGCTCCTTGGCCAGATATCCCTTGTCAGCGTTTCTCTCGCAGGAGACAGACCCAAGTTTCAAATCCTTATGCAGCATACGGATCTCGGGAAGGCAGTCGTCCACATGCCTGTCCCACCGTTTTCCGAAACCAATGATCTTGCCATCCTTCCTCTTTCGGAGCGCCGTGTAGGCCGTCCCGTCCTCTCCTCCATAAGCGGCATCTATATGAGCCATGCCTCCATAAATGGCCTTTCTGTCATTGATAAACTGCGGGTTCTGGAACATGGCATCCTTGTCCGCAATATGTTTCAGTTCATAGTTGGCTGCAAATAAACTGTCTGACATAGACTGCCGGAGTTCTTCCAGTTTGTCCCGAGTGATCAGACCGGTAGAATAGCAGTCATACTTCTTTACATTTGGCATGATGGAGATTGCATCCTCCTTATGCCACGGCGTCCCGGTGTTGATGAAGCGCCCTCCCCTGTTCTTAATGTTCTGCAACTCCATGTACTGCACCTTTGTTCGCTCACGCTCTGCCTTGCTGATACGGTCCTTTATGTTGACAATATCATCCGTGATAACAATATCAGCGTGCTTACCAGTGATGGATGTCCCGATACCTAGTCCCACCACTTGGCTTACGCCTTTGGCAGATGTACAGAGGTTTGTATGAATCTCTGAATTGTTGGCTTTGATAAGCTGTAAATCTGTATCGTACAGGTCGTACACTATCTTCTGTAATGCTCCGGATTGAAGAATCTTCTGCGACTGGGTGATTACCTCTGACACATCATCATCTGTCTTCCGGAAAAACATCACATTTTCATTTGGCGCAATCACTGTATGGATTGCAAGGAATAGCGAAAGATCGGTTGTCTTATAGGATCCACGATGGGCCAGAAGGGTCTGGTCTTCATCGGCATACAAAAAAGACCTCAACCACTCATTATGTAGAGTAGTCAGGCCTTTAAAACCTACCCAGTGCCCTATCTTATACGGCTCATTCCACAGGAGGTCCAGAACCGCTTGCTTTCCGCCGTTCAAAGTATGCCTCCATTTCTTTTATCGAATCATCAATGGCCGGAGCATTAATGTCCAGCTTGTCGTTCCACATGCCCAGATGCCTTCCCAGAAGTTCCAGAGCCTTCTGCTTGTCATTCAGCTTTACCTCTATTCCATTAGCCCCTTCCCTGATTCCAGCGATCGCCCGGATCTGCTCGTCAGAAAGGTCTTCTGTCGATTTGATCATTACCACTGCGGCAGGACCATTGGATTTGATTGTCACATAGTCCGTCGCTTTAGCAAATGCAATAGCCGCCAGTTCCTGTACTACCCGATCCTGGGTTACTTCCGTACGCTTCTGGCGCTCCTCCATGCGTTCCGCGATATACGCTGCGACCTTAACATTTCTTAACAGCCTGGCACCTGCCGCCGCTGCAGTCTGTTCCTTCTTTACGGACGGATATGCCACCAGGTAGGCCCTAGTGGCATTCAGATCTACCAGGTATTCGTCTGCAAATATTTTTTGTTTTTCTGTCACTTGGACCCACCTCCTTATTTCGGGGCATTAGAAAAGCACCCCGGAGGGTGCCTGTTCATATAACTTATATTATATAACTCTCTTAATAGTTTTGAATAACCTTCAACATCATTGGAGTGCAATTACTGTTCCTATGCTCCCTCGGTATTTCTTGCATTGGACGAATAGGCTTAAACTTTAATTCTGAATTAGAATAAAATTCAACAGCAGCTACATCAGCACAAAGAATTACATACTGAAATCCAATTCTGGTATCATTCAATTCCACTGCTTCGTTTATAGCGAACTTAACCATATCCGTCCCTAACCCCTTCCCCTCATAATTTTGATCTACTGCTAATTCCGCTATTTCTAATGCAGGAAAACCTAATTTATAATTTTCTCCAGTTTCCATAACGAGAGAACTTCCCCTTAACGTTATGTACCCGGCTAAACTTTTCTTTTTCGTCTTCTCATTTTCGTCAACAAAGACATGGGTAACACCCATGCCTTGTTTCTGGTCAGTAAAACAATCCTGTCTAATAAAATTTTCATAATGCGCGGGATTATCGCAGCGTTCTGGATTAACCCGAAATTCCCTTGCTATCTCAATGTATTCTTTAGACATTAGATCTTGATAGATTGGCATTACTTCCTTCTGCGATACTTCTGCGCAACCTTTTTGCAATCTTCAAGAAATGCCTTACTTACCGCCGGTTGAGCCATTATTTTTTTGCCCTCTTTGGCCCGTACTTCATAGGCATAATTCTTTGCTGTTGCCGCCATAGTACCTTCCTCCTTGGTTTTTTTCTTTTTGTTCTTTTTATGTGTCAAAAAACCACCTCCGATTGTCTTTGCATAGCATAACAAAAGAGGTGTGAAAAAAATGTAAAAACAAGTCGTTTTTTTTCTTACTT